TTTCAATTCTTTTGCTCTTAATGTTGCTTTCTTAAAGCTTCTCAATCCATAATCCATATTCTCTTGATTCACTTCTTTATCTATTGACATAGACTCACATGATGATCTAAACAATGGAACCTGAGAACTCTTCTCTAAAGCCCAGAATGTATTATACTGATAGAAGTTATCACTCTTTGTATAAGTGATTGTTTTACTGTCTGTATTGTATATTGGATATTGTCCATATGCTTGTAAGTTATGAAGTGGTTTTGCAACAAGATTTAATATTCCAGAACTCTGTTGTCCATTATATAGAATAGCTTTATTAAACCATTTGTCGTTTGTTTCAATTTTTAAATTACTATCATATGCTTCATATGGATTTCTTATGTATTCATACGCTTTTGTATAGTCTTTAACGTTCTGTAATATCTCATCTTGGAATTGATAAGCAAATGGATATTCTATTACGTATGGTTTTATACTTCCATAAAAATAATTATAGACTTGCGTATTGGTTAAATGTTTCCACAAACAAGCAGTTTTAGTTTGCTTATACCCACTCTTAGAATATTCTAAATAAGGAATTTCTCTTAATGGAAAGGTTTTTTCAAACCCACATTCTCCATTTGATACCAGTCTTATATTTGTCACTTTATTATCTACTAGATATGTCCTACCTCTAATTAACTGTTTTCTACTTACATTTTCATCTAGTAGATTATTATAATTATCGTAAACACTGAAAGGTCCTGTATTAGGACCTGTCTGTGTTATCTTTATTGTAATTTCTCTTTTCTTCATTATATAGTAGTGGTTGTTGTTGTGGTTGGACAATCTATAACTTCTGTACAAGGATCTCCACAAGCTTGAATAAATATATATCCATCTCCTTCAGTTTCAGTTTCAAATGATATAGATTGATATTGTGCACATAACGTTACAAATGTATCTGAATATTCATCATAATGTTTGACGTTTAATCCATCTGTCCAGATTAAAGTTACGCTACCATAAATAGTTACGTTATAACAATATGTATCAGGAACAAATGTTGTAGTAGTAGTTGTTGTACCACAATTATAAATTCCTACAATCACTCCTGATTCTATTTGATAAACAGTGTTGAAAAAAGTGCTTTCATCTGTATAATAGAATCCATCAGGAACTAATGTACAATCTGTAGAAAATGCATCAAGGTAAACAATTTGTCCTATTTGTAATTCATTATATGCTACAGATATTGTTTGTATGTTTATATAAGACCAATCTTCAGTTGTATTCAAATAATCTATTCCTGAACAAGCATCTTCTAAACTTCCTGTTGTATCTATTATAGTTGTATCACAACTTTCAGAATATCCTGTTATAAATAAATCATTATTAGGAACATTACTTCTTTGACAAATTGTAGTGGTGGTTGCAGGAGGAACTGTTATTATAGCATCTCCTTCAAGGTTACAAGATGTTTCTATAATTGTTCCTTCTAATTCACAATCTAATGCTAATGTACTAGTTGTTGTTGTAGTAGGTAAAGGTATAGGTGCAGAACTTGTAGTGGAAGTTGTTGTTGGTATAGTTCTATTTATTTCTCCTACTAAAGCAGTAAATGTAGCTTCTCCATTTACAGAATCACAACATCCATTAAGTCCTGTATAAAAGAAATTATTTTCTGCTATATAAAAATTAGGAACATAGCTGTGGAAGGAAACCCAAGATTTCGTATTAAAATTAAATGATATTGTAAATGATCTGTTACAGAAAAATTCAGCATCATCTAAATAAACTACATCTCTAAAAACAACATCATTAATTATGTTCTCAACATAAAATTCTTTATTAACTTCATCATATTTAATATCTTCATCTAAAGGAACATAATCTAATTTTGTAATTATCACTCTATCAAACTTAGCATCAAACACTCCATGTAAACCTATTCCATTAAAATTGTTATCAGTGTCTACATTTGGAAAATATTTTAATATTTTAAATGGTAAATTGTCTGTCATAAATCTATTTACACCAGAACCAAATGCTGTCATATCTACAGCTTGTGTTCCTTGTATAAGAAATATTTGTCCACGTTTAGCATCAATGGTTATTTGTCCTTGTGGAATCTTTAATAAAAATTTATTCTGACTTCCTACATATCCAAGATCTGTTTCAGCAAAGTCAATAGGAGGTGCACTAAACATGTTAGGATTACCTACATATGCTGCTTGTGGATTACTTGTATCAATAGTTAACAAGTTGTTATACATCAATGATTTATTTTCAAACCTAGCAAGGATTGCTCTGTTTTGAATACCATCTAATGATATAAGATTTCCATAGTTTTGTGGAAAATCGTAAAAAGAAAGAGCTCTGTATATTAACCAGTTGTTCACTTTATTATCTACATCTGTAAATTGCTTTTCAGAATAAATAGTTCTAAAAGGATAATACGTAGAACAGATTGCATTCCAATCAATAGGAAGATTTGTAAATGAATTTTCTTTATTTTGTTTTGAGAAAGTTACATTATAATAATATGTATTATCTTGCTCAATAGGAACAAATGATTGTTGCACCCATGAATCAGGAATACTTGTAGATACATGTGGCCAGAAATCACCTTCTCTGTTATTGAATGCTTGTCTAAGATCTAAATTATAAGAACTCTCACAATAGAAGTTAGGAACACCATATGCAAACATATAAAAATATCCATCATAATAAGTTAACTCACTAGGTGAATTACTACTTGTATATTGTGTTGTATCATTAGGACAATCAAAATTATTAGCTTTACGAGATATAAAGTTTACAAGAGTACCATAATTTGATAATATACTTCTTGCAGAATGCCAGTATTTTGGATAGGCAATGTTTCCAATTGCATCATAGAATACATCTGAATCATCAGGAGCATTCACTCTATTTTGTAAAAAGAAAGGAAGTTTTGTTTTAAATGCAAATTTACCAATGAATGTATCTCCTCCAAACACAGTAGATTCTGTAGGAGTAAATTGTGAAAATATCACTTGAAACCCTGTATCTACTTTCTCATATGAATATATTTGACCCCATTGTCCAGGAACAATATTTTTAATTGATCCATAGTATGAAACAACATTAATGTCTTGTTCTCTTTGTGGAGTGGCACAAGCGTTACTTTCTCCAATTGTAAATCTAGAATTATCTTCAATTAAAGAATTTCCTAAATATAATAATGAATCTGTTTTACTAGGAAAAGGAAGATCTTCATCTGTTTTTAAATAGACAGAAGTTTCTCTATTGTAATTATTAATATTGTTATCATCACCAACGTTTTGTAATCCAGGAATTAAATATCTTTTTATATCAAGATTTCTTTGTTTGATTCCTAAATTATTATATACAGGAGAATGATAACTGTAACTAGCTATAGAATTAAATGAGTATGCATAGTTTTTTCTAGTTATACCATTAATATAAATTGTTAAATAAGCTTGATAAGCTGCAAATAATGCAACAGTATCTGAATCTGCAATAGCTGAAGAACTATCTAATGCAACTCGTTGTGCTTCTTCACTTAATAGTCTATACTTAGCATTGTCTCTCACTTCAACAAAGTGAGCTTTACCACCACCATACATTACATTCTCAAGTTTTAATACATCACCTAAGAACGGTTGTCCAAAAGATGTTTCTGGAGAATTAAATATTTGTCTGTTTGTAAGAGATTGTGATAATGGAAGTAAAGGTTTTTCTTCTTTACAACCTGGATCTCTCACTTCTCTTTCTAAATAAATTTTTTGTTGCTTGTCACTTCCTGCACATTCTTGGGGTTCTCCTCCTCCTGGAGCAACATGTACTAGTAAAGGTTTTCCACCTACAACCCAAGGTCCTTGAATGTTTCCTTCTATTGCATCAAGCCAACATGCGTTATATCCAGCATGATCCGCCCCAACATCATTTTGACCTATCCTCACTGCCCAAACATCATAATTTGCATATGAAGAATAAGCTTTACATTTTTCATCTTCAGGAATGTTTCCAAATAGTATTTGACGAGTAGTGTAACCATACGGAACTGGACCACTATCTGTTTGTGTCATTCTATTAAAATAACCTTGTCCTAAAAATGTAGGCTTTGTAATAGAACAAAATCTATGTGTACCTAATTCATAAACTTTTTCAGTAAGACTTCTATTTGAATTACAATCTGTGTACTGAACTTCCATATAAGGACCTTTTTCATCTGTCTTATTAAATTGTAAAATAGTTACATCAAAAGGTTCACATACTTCTATATATGCATTATTATTAGAATTTAAAAAAGGATCTTGACCAAGATCATTATATGGATAGTTTGGATAGTAATATGTTTCTTCTTCTTTAACATAGCTTCCTACATTACGAAGAATACCTTTAGCAACAATAGATCTATTTGTACTTCTATCACCACGAACAATTTTATATCCTACAATATCATCTTTCTCTTCATTTGTTAAATTAGACTCTCTGATTAATTCTATAACCTGTTGATTATTAATTTTTATACCAATAGGATAAATTGCACTAGATTGTTGCATTTCCACTTGATATCTATCTGAAACAATTACAGGAACAGAAGATTCAAATGAAGGACTAATTAATATATCAGGAAACTTATGATGTCTAATTTGTTGATTAGCTAAGTCTCCCCAAACTTCTACATTACAAGGATAAGTTTCTGTAGATTCCCAATAAGCAAATTGACCAAATTGATATGGTCCTTTGTAACTAGACTCATTAGAGAATTCTGGAGATGTTCCTGTTACAGAAGCTGTATTATATATTTTCCAATAAGGAGCAGAAGTTCCTTCTCCTATAAAATCAGGATTGGTGTTTGGAACATCTGGTTGACTTACTATCTCATTGTTTGTTTGTTTTCTACCTGGAATATGAAAGCCATCTGTTTGTTTTCCATTTCTTAATAAGAATACAATCTCAAGTGCATACACTTCATCACGCAAGTACCCACGTAAGTTTGTTGCATTCACTTCATCTGCATAACTTTCTGTAGAAGGTATTCTCCAACTTTCCCATTGAAGAGTTATTTGATTAGCTATTTTTTGATAATTCACTCTATCTATTGTAGATAGTTTATCCCAAACTAAAACATCTTGCACTGCAGTTAAATCTCCTGCTACATCATAGTATGGAAACTTTTCAAATATATCATTTATAGAAAGTCTTATATCAGTTTTACTTTGTCCTGTATAAGTTATTTGTTGTGTAAAATTATCTATGAAGTATGTTCCAACAAGTTCAACTGATGAAATACCATTAATTGTTTTTATTACAGCTAAGTTATAATATTGATACTTTCCTGTTGTATCTAAATTAGTTATATCAATAACTATTGACCTTCCTACAGGATAGTTAAAATTTACTGTAGTGAAGTCTGGATCTGCAATAGGTGTAGGATTTGTTATAGAATAGAAAGAAGTGTATGGACTACCTTGTGCATCTGTATATTGTATACCAAATTGATAAACACCTGCAATCAAATCTCCTCCTGAAATTACATCTATAATTTCTAATTGAGGAATATTAAAATTAGGTTGTATTTTTAATTTATTACAATCTAATTCATCTAATGTAAGTACACTACAAGAATTAGGAATAATCTCTGTTACATAAGGCACATTATCAATGTCCATATATCTTCTAGGATTAAATCCATCTGTCCAATAAATCTCTGTAGAACAGTTTGTTATTCTATGAACAACTTTGTGTATGGGATAGTCAATGTTAAAGTTTAAACAATTAGCATTTACAATTGTTCTGTAAATACAATCATTATTAATCATCTGTCCTATTTCACTTTCTCCTGTAGAAGAGTTAGCTAAAAAGAAAATAAACTTGTTTCTTTCCTGTATAAAATGACTTCCAATTAAGGAATATCCGTTAGGGAAACTAATACATAATTCATTCCCTGGCTCATTCTGGTAGTTTACAGAATTAGCATCAAAGTTTTCAACAGCAGCATTCAATGCATATGTAAGAGTACCTGGTTTAATCTGATTAACAGATTGATCCATGTTCAGTCCTACAGTGGCATTATTATACTCCTGCTTAATGTTTCCTTGTTGTTGTTCTTCAGCCATGGTTATTAATTGTTACGTCTTCTACCATATCTATTAGTACGGTTAGGAAGCTCATACATATTAAATCTTTTAAGATCGTTTTTAATTCTTCTTTGTTTCTCCCAAGGAGTTTGTTTTTTCATTTCAATCTCAGCCATGATGTAAGATTCTTCATAAGCTTGTTTATGATACATCATTTTTTGTTGCAACTGATTGAAAGTTTCATCATTAGTTTGATTCGTAAGAGTTTCAAACATTTTAAATTTAATGAATGCTTCTACATATTCTCTAATACGATAATTGTCTGGAATCATTTGATTACCTATTTCATCATATTCTGTAGCATAGAATAATAAATGTACAACACCATTTCTAAAATTAGTTACAAACTTATTGTCTCTAATATCAAAACTATCGTAACTAGCAGCACCAGGAGTGAATTCATGAATAGGAGGAGCGTCAGCATAGAAGTCCCAATTGTTTGTATATTCCACTCCACAATTTTGTCTTGCAGATATATTACCAGGTTTAAGTAAATACTGATGAGTAAATCCTCTAGCAACAGTGTTGTTTGTTTTGTATACAGCTTGTACTAATTCTGGCATACATGTACCATTACATGCAGGATCTTGACAACCTGGTCTGTTACAAGGAGTTCCTCCAATAGTTAATGGAGCCACTTGAATAGTGGTTGCACTAGCAGCTTGTGAATAAAATGAATTAGCTGATTGATATGGATATCCAGAAACTTCTGTACACATCCAAGCTTCTCTTACAGCATAAAAGTTATCAGGAAGTCTAGCTTGAAAATCTTCTACAAACAAGACTTCTTCACTTATTACAAATGTAGTTCTTCCTAACTTCTTTAGAGCTTTGTCTAAGTAAGTAGGAAATAAAAGATCATCTATTGCACCAGTATCGAAATAACTTTTAAGTTCTTCTTTAACAGTGGCATAAACAGGTTCTGGTGATACGAAATTATATTTATAGTAGTATGACATAGTTCATTATTTTTTCCATTCTTTATAGATGTGTTGATACTTGTCGTTGGTTTTTAAGTAATGTGACAATAGTCTTGATGTAAGTCTAGAAGGTTTGAAATACCATAGATCAGAATGTTTAAATCGTGCTGTTGACTTAAACCACATCCAACCAAAGAAATATCCTTCTGTGTGATAATTGAAGTTGTATATAACCTTACCTTTCTCTTTAGTTTTTTGCCAGTCAATAGGTAGGTTTACAAACTCTTTACCATCTATATTATTTTTTAGTTTTCTTCTTTTCTTTTTATTGATTGAGAACTCTCCAAACCCATAAGGTAGTTTTGCTTTATCACCTGTTTCTAAAATGTATTCTTTAAATAACTCATTGAATGTATAAAGAATATTTCTCCACTCATCATATGTAAGTTTTATAGAAGGGTGTTTTTTGCAAAACTGATTATAGTTTTCTTTACTAGAGCTTCTCCAATCAATCTTTGTTCTCATTAATTAGTTGGTTTTGAGTTTGGTGCTTGTCCATCTATTCCTTCTGCACTAATGTCTGTTTTAAGATTGAAATACGTAGATAAAAGTTTTTGAGATGTAAGTTGTAATGTTTGCTGCTCTAAGTATCCAGGAAGAGGAAACTCTTTATCTAATGGATTTTTACATATGTCATCTAATGTATACTCTGGAGATCCACATCCACATTCTGGATACATGATTTCATTTTCTACATCTTCTTCAAATAATGCTACAAATCTAATTGATTTAATCATTGGATTGTTTACATATAGATATCCATTAGTAATCCAATAATACTCTTCTTTCTTGATTATAGGAAGTCTTAAAAGATTGATATATCTATTAATAGTGATTTCTTTTAACTTCTTTCCTTGACCACCTAATGCATTAATAGAATAAACTCCTTGTATTACATATTGATAATTACCTTCTGATATACGTGGGAGTTTAAATTTTGTTCTAGCAATAGTGCATTCATCTACATAATTACAACATTCAGAGATAGGCACTTCTATCATTTCTAAACAAGGAATAGTAGTGAACAATGTATCAGTTGCCCAAAGTTTTCTAAGATTGGTTTCTCTTTTTATAAGTAACAAAGCATTGTTTCTTATTTCAGAAGCAATTGCTCTATCTGTAATAAGACTATCTGTAGAAAGTATCTTATGGACACTTCTAACATCTGATACTAATTTTCTTAATGTTGCCATAGTTATATTCTTGTTTCAAACTCTGCTATCTTACCTAGATTAAGATCATAGACTAAAGCAAGAGCTGCACGCACTGAATGTACGTAGTTATTATCTAAGTGCCATCTATCAGTTCCTGAAAGACTAGGCATTTGTTGTATTCTTACTCCCTTAACCTCTTTAGCCATATAGTGATGTTTATCACCTGTATGAACTTCTCTGTAAACAGCATCACCAAACTGGTGACTATATTTTGGATGTGTTGCAAACAATAATGGAAGATCTTCTATCTTACAATTTCCATGGTGCCATCCAATAAATGTATTACCTAATGTTATTCCTTTAACTACACTATGTTCTCTCATAAACTCTACATCTGATTCATTTTTGAAAAATATATCTAATGCATGTGCTAAGTAGAAAGATTTAGTTCTATCATGGTTTCCTTGTACAAGAACAACAGTTACATTGTTACAATGTTGTCTCAACATATTAATTGTATCTACAAGAATAGCAAAGCCTAATTCATACTCTTCTGCATAATCCATTATAGTGTCTTGTGGAGTACCGTTTGTAGTTTGATGTTGATAGTTATCAGTGTGAAAATAATCGTTGGATATAGGAAGAATGATGTTGTTTACATTGTAATTACTAGTCACTTTTTCAATCAAAGACTGAGCCACACTAACATATCTTAAAACTCTTGTAGTTATGTCATTATCACCATCCACTGTTCTTTTAGCTAAATGATAATCAGATATAGAGATTTCTACATCTACAAAGTCTTTATTTACAAAACGATCTACTTTGGTGATTGATACATTATTTGGTTTGTAGTTTTCTAAGAATCTTGCAAAGTCTTCAGGAGAGTAATCTTTTGCTTCTTTTCTTTTTGAAAAGATTGAGGAAGTAAATTTACCACTTGGTAACATCTTAGACCAGTAGTTTGTTATAACGTACTTATCTAAGTTTATCTTATGTAGCTTAGCTAGTTCAATGTCATCTTTAGGTTCAAAGTCTGTAACTATTGTACTTTCTATTGTACCTTTTTCAACATTCACTTTGCGTTCTCCTGCAATAGTTTTTATTACATCTTCATTATCTTTTTCTCTAAGTTCTTTCATGAGCTCATTGACCTCAAATTCACTTATTCCTAGTTTCTCAGCATAGAACTTTTTACTTTTCTTCTGACTTAATAACTCTTCTAATCGGTTCAATAAACTTTGATTTTCAGACATATTTGCTCATGTTAGTTAAAAAAATATTGTAAAGATAATTAATAGTTTTTATATATTCCAAATAATTTTAGTTAGAGACTTAATTCTTTATAATTAAAATAGTTAGAAACAAAAACTCCCCAAGGAAAACCTTGAGGAGAAATCTTGTAAAACCAACAAAACAAGATTTTTTATTTTAAATAGGTATACCAGTAGTAGTACTAGTTGTTGTAGGACTAACTGTTGTAGATGTAGTGGTAGTAGGAGCAACTGTAGTTGTACTAGTTGTTGTAGTAGATTCTAATAAGATATCTACATAGTTTGTACACACCCCATTAGATTTAACTCTAACAGTAGTAGTGTAATCAGGAACTAATGAAGAAGAATATCCTGCAAGCAATGCTGATTTAGAAACTCCTGATTCAAAAGCTGACACATATCCATCTAGATTTGAATACAAATCAAATGGACCTGAATCACTTCCTGCGGTTGTTAATGTTATTAATACTGTCATATGTTATTGATTTTTAAATTAAGGTGTACAAGGACCTATTATACCTATTGCTACACCACCTGCGTATACTGAACCTGCAAATGCACAGAAAGGATCACTAACAACACCAGAAGGAACTACAAGTGACTGAGGATTACCAAAACAATCAATATAATTTACTGTTCCACCACCTTGTACTGTACCATCTGCAACGAATTCAATACATGGACCAAAAGTGGTGGTTGTAGTGGTAGTGCTACTAGTTGATGTAGATGTAGAAGTACTTGTAGAAGTACTTGTAGAAGTACTTGTAGATGTGCTTGTACTGGTTGATGTACTAGAACTACTTGTAGTAGTGGTAGTAGGAACAGCAGTGGTAGTCGTTGTTGATGTTGAACTACTACTAGTTGTAGTTGTAGTTACAGGTAATGTGGTGGTGGTGGTGGTTGTAACTAAATTGATTGTTATATCAATGTAATTTGTACACACTCCTGTAGATACCACTCTAATTATAGTTGTTCCATTTGGAACTGCTATTGATGTGTAACCAGCTGTTAAAGCTGCTGCAGATATACCTGTTGCAAATGGTGTTATGTACCCATCTGTATTTGAATATAAGTTAAAAGGACCTGCGTCCCCACCAACTGGTATAGTTAATGTTATTAATGTTGTCATATTTTTTATATATTAATTGATTTTAAATTATGATATTGTCATTGCTATAATGTATACCGAACATATACTTGGACCTATTGTAGTTGAAGTTGCTCTTAGATAAGTTCCCATATTAACAAAACTACCAGTTGAAGTAACACAATCTCCACCTTCTTGCTTCATTGTATTTGATGTAGTAACACCAGTGTATGTATATAGTTCTATTGTAAAATCATTACCAATTCCTGATACAGGAACTGAATATGTAGTAGAGAAAGTTTGTGTAGCTCCTGGAGCTATATTAAGAGTAACAAAAGCTACAGAACTACCATTAACTTTAATTATAGCAGTTTCCGCTGTTATAGTATTAACTGTATTGTTTCTTATAGTTCCAGCATAAGTATAAACTGGAGCTGTTGTTGTACTTGTTGTTGTACTTGTTGATGTACTAGTAGTAGTAGTTGTAGGAGGAACAGTAGTAGTAGTAGTTGTTGTTGTCTCACATTCTCCTACTAAAGTAATTGTTCCATCTCCACATACAAAAGAAGGGTATGGAGTATCTAATACACAAAATCTAGGAAGATCACCTGTACCAACTTCTACTATATGATTAACTCCATTGCAATCAATATATGCAAATAATGCAAATATTTCATCTGGACAATTTGTTCCAACATTAAGCTCAACTTCAATACATGAAAGTGCTAAAGTAGTTGTAGTGGTAGTTGTAGGATCTGGAAGTTGATTAGCAGTTCCTATAAAATTACAATTTAAAATTTGATTAGCAGTTCCTATAAAATTACAATTTAAAATTTGATTAGCAGTTCCAGTGAAATCACAAATAGGACAACATATATCTAACTGATTTTGAATATTAATTATATCTTCTGTTATAAGCATTAAGTCTTCAGTGATATTAGTTACTTCTTCTAAAAGAGAATTCACATTATCTGTAGCAGAACATATAACAGCATCAAACTTACTAAGAATGTCATTTAATCCATCACACGTATTTACATTTGTACAAGGAAGTGGAGTGCTATCATATTTGACAGCACTCGTTCCTATTATACTTGTGTTATTTATTTGAGAGCACTCAGCCATCGTTATTTATTTTTAAATTATTAACAATAGGTTATTGGATATTCAACACGTCCATCTGATCTAATTTCTACATATCCTGAAGCATCTCCAAGTATTTGTATATGCCACCATCTGTTAAGTCCATCAAAAGGAATAGTTCCTTCAGGATTTATATATGCATATTTATTAAGACCAACAGTTTTGATATATAACGTGGTAGTTAATTCATAATCACAAATAACTGGTGAAGAAGTTTCATTACTTTCAGTAGATATGAACATAGGTGCAAGACAACATTCATTAAGTTTTACAGGTTGAGAAGAAGTAGGTTCAGTTGATCCAGGAGATATATAAATATATTGTTCAATAAATGTATTAGTTCTACTTACACAAATAGTTTCAATTCCATCTTTATTAAATTCAAACGTATAAGGTTCCTTAGCAAAACAAACCTGATCCACATCTACATAAACTATACCAGTAACACTTTCACTTATGTCTTGTTCAGTTACAGTAACTTCATAAACATAACAATCGCAAAATATACTAGTAGTAGTAGTTGTAGTTGGTGCTATGGTAGTTGTTGTACTTGTTGTGGTTACAGGTAATGTTGTTGTTGTTGTAGTTGTTACAGCACATTCACCATTAACTAAACAAAGAGTTTCTAAATTAACAACTTGACTCTGTACATCAGTTACTATAATATTATTTTTTGTATATGTTAATTCAATCGTAGGAATTACACTTGATTTTAAACAATATGAATAAGTTCCTGCAGTGTCGTAATGCATAACAATATCTTCATTCTCACAAGTTATTTGTTTTCCATTTGTCCCTTCTACATTAACATTTCCATTTAACGTAGTATTTCCTGTAGCATCATCAATATCAGCTTGACTAATAATTATATCTACACAACTACAAGGTATTGTAGTGGTTGTTGTAGTTGTTAATGCACAAGCTTCACCATATTGAAAGCCTCCAGTTCCACATAAATATACAGGAGGTGGATAATTTAACATACAGAATGTAAGTAATTCACCTGAACTAGTTTCAACTGTTTGAACATTTCCTTCACAATCTGTATATTGAATTAATGCATAATCTTGATCTGGACAATTTGTACTAACATCAATTGATATTTCTATACAAGATAATTCTGCAGTGGTGGTAGTGGTAGTAGTTGGACATTGGTCATCAATACAATTTGCACCAATATTAATAGTTACAAACTCACTATCAGCAAGTCCACAACATCCACAAACTTTTATAGTTTCGTAAGCATCTATAAGAAGTCCACTAATTAATGTACCAGTGCAATCTTCATAACTTATAGAATGTGAAACAGAATCACTGTTAGAGAATGTAAGACATTCACAAGGAATTGCTGTTGTTGTAGTGGTGGTTGTAGAACTAGTTGAACTAGTGGTAGAAGATGATGTAGTGGTAGTTGTTAAAGGAGCACAAGGACCGTTTGGTGTAACAATCACTGTACCTGGAACAGTTAGAGGACTATCTGTTACAACACAAATATTTGTATCTCCTGGCAATAACACTATAGCTTCTTGTTCTTGTGTAGTACAATCAGTAATAATTATAGCTACAGGATCATCTCCTGTGTTACTTAATGAGAAGTTTTCACAAGGACGTACTGTAGTGGATGTACTAGTAGTAGTTGCAGAACAACATTCACCTAATGTATTGTATATATTAATTATATCACCATTGATGTCAATCACTTGATTAGTGATGTTAGTAACTTGGTTAGTTAGATAATTTATCTGTGTTATCAAAGTGCAAATAATCTCATCTATCTTTTGTAACACTACATTAAGTGTATCACATGGTTCAGCCACTATACATGGTAATTCAGGACCATCATAGACAATAGTACTAGATATAGTTAAATGAGTGCTACATGGATTGTTGTTGTTACAACTACTATTAGTAATTGTAGAACTACACCCACAAGGATCATTTATAACTACGTCTGTACAGCAAGGATTAACTGGTAAAAAAGGATATGCCATTTTGATAAGTTATTAAGGAATATAAATAATATAACGACAACCAATTGATGGTTGAATATTAGAGTGAGCATCTCCACTACCTATAGCAGAATTAGTAACAAAAACATTTTGTCCTGCTCCTGTTCCTTTTAATCCTGTTACACTTGAAGTAGTAGGAAGAAAACTAGGAGAAGTATTTTCTGGAAACGAATCACAATCTCCATCACAATTAACTCTGTTAGCTTGAAAACCATGATCTACAGAAGTATGAATATGTCCTGGATCATTAATTGTTACTGTAGCACTATGTGTATGATTTGGAATTTGTGTAAGGTTTAATGTTATTTGATTTGCTCCTGTAACAGTTCCTATAGAATAATTAGGATTACCTGTAATAGTAGGATCAACTGCTGCTGCCATTGTTCCTCCTAACATTGTACCATCTGTAACACCAACTAATGTTCTACCTCTCATATCAGGAGTACCATTGTTACCATTACATAAATAAATATTAATCCAATCTCCTGTACCAGCTCCAGATCCATTAAAATATGTTATTGGACCATAATAAGGAACAACAGCATAAGGAACCATTCTGTTTTTTATTAATGTATTTTGACCAGATGAATCTATGTAGTCTTGAATTAAAGCATCTAATTCATCTATTTGCACATATGTATTAGGTAAATTAAGTAGAAGTCCATTAAAATCTGTTTTTAATGTACACAGTGTATCAATTGTAACTTGTAATATAGAATGTGTACCAGAAGATGATGTAACTCCTGCTAAACAATTTGTTGTGTAAGGAGCTTCTATAACATTAATAGCTTCATCTAATAAATCTAATTCTTCCTGTAATTTACATGTAGCTTTAATTAAAGCAATAGAAAGATCTAATACATTAATGTCTCTACACGTTGGAAGATATTGTTTCACTGCATCACAAATAATTGATGAGTTAATATCTAATATAATTCCTGTACCATCTAATGTAGATGTAAGAAACGTAATTAGTGCTTGTTCTACAAAAGATAGAGAATCACCAGTTTGAATTCCTAAGACAGGAACATCTATTCCTGTATATTTTACACATCTGTCAGAGACAATCTCTGTACATCCATTGTAACAATTTGAGCAAGTTGACATATTATTTTATTTTATATTGTTGTTGTTGTAGTTGTTGTAGGACAAGTTCCTAATGTACTTGAATACATTGCACCTGTTACACCTGGGCTACCCCATTCAGAATAAGTACCAATAGGGTAATAACTTGAATTAAGTAATGGTTGTAATCCAGGTGCAAAGTCTTCAACAGCATAAACCCATTGACTACCATTGTAATATAAACTACCAGGAAAAGGTCCTTCAATATTATAAACAGGTCTACTATTTTGAAAAGGAGCATTTCCTAATATTGGTAATTGTACTGTATATGCAACAGGGTTTTCATCACCTACAGATTCTTGAAAAATAGAAAAACATATAAATTCAGAACAATCTCCTATTGAAGAATCAACTACAAAAATCTGGTCATCAATAACTTCCCAAGTACCTGTAGGATAATCTTGAGCAACTGAAGAAATATATGAAAATACATTACCAATTGTTGCATTATATAATTCAGAGACAACCCATTGATTTACATAATCCCCTGATGTAGAGAACCATATATAAACAGGTTCATCAAAACCTACCCATTGAGTTGTACAATCTGGCAGAAGAAGTTTATAATATGGTTTTCCATTTATTAATCCTACTTCAGGTTCAACAGTACAAGAATATAGATCACCTGGAGCTTCTCCTCCCATGTAGAAACACATAGAAGCTATAGTAGTGGTAGTTGTCGTAGTGGTTGAACTAGTTGAAGTGGTTGTACTGGTGCTAGTTGAGGTGCTACTAGAACTAGTAGTGGTTGTAGTAGGTTGAATAGTAGTACTAGTAGTTGTTGTAGGATTTGGTACAATTGTAATGTCACAAGGTTCTTCTAAACAACGTTCTGGTTCATTACATTTACTAACACATCCTGATGTAAGACGAATCACTCTACTAGCAATCATTTGTACAGAGTAGGTATGCACATAATTAGGATTGTAATATTTGTACATAAGAATTCTTCTATATCCAATTAGTTGAAGTATGTCATTAGAAGGCACAGATTTATTCAACATATATGAAATATTGTTGTATAAGTTGTTGCCAAGTTCTGCCAACTTGCAATCTATTTTCTTAATTAAAGAAGGAATGTTTGCACATTCTGGACAATTAGTTAGTCTTGGTGATAACATAATCAGGTTTTTTATTTTTCAACTTTAGATGCACAGTGTCCACATAACCCATTAGTTAGTTGACATCCACATCCCACTCTAGCTCCGCATGAATTACATTGTGCCATAATTAATAAAAGTTTATTAGGTAGTTGTTACCAGAACAACCACAGTTGGATTTTAAAAAGTTGTTTAACATATTATCTGCTTGAGCATATAATGTGTTTGATTCATATTCTGCACAGTTATTAGCTGCTGCAATAGCTCCTTGAATAAAGAAGTTGATTGTATTTAATTGTACACTAGATTGTGTTTTAAGTGCTCTGTCACATTCCATCATATTTAATTGAAGAAATGCGTTATCAAACTTTTCTTGAAGTTTATCAACACGTAATATTGTCTTCTCTACATAGTTTGCATATGCAGGAGCAACAGAATATTTAATTCTATATATTCCATCAGGAAGAGCTTGATTGCAACCAGGATCTGTTATTCCTAAATTAGATGATGTAAATACATTGATTTCATTAGGAACAAAAGGTAATATTTTGGTTCCAAATCCAGGAATGTCAATCTCAATAGATGGTGCAGAAACCACTGGAGGATTGGTAGGATATACAGAAGCATCTGCAACACCAAGTGTAAGTACACTATAAGTAGGAACTACTAATATATCTAATTGTAAGTTTGCCATGTTGTTTTTAAATAAATATGCCAGAGGATGTGAGTTATCCTCTATCCCCTGGCATAGGTTATTATTAATTTACTCTCTTCTTTTATTCTTAAGGAATAAGAGTAGAAGTAGTAGTTGTTGTAGATGCAGGAGCACTAGAAGTTGTAGTGGTTGTAGTAATACAAGCATTGTTATCAACTACAGTTCCTAAAGCAGCTTCTAAAATTGTTTCAAAAGCAGAAGTTAAGTTACTACCACCTTGAGGTACAGCAAGAATCACTGTAGAATCTTCCATGATATAATCACCCCATTGGTACTCAGATCTGTTATACTCGTTAAATCTAATATAGAAAGTGTTATAAATAGCACCATCAGATACCCAAGACTCAAAGTTCTCGTTGTAACCATTCATTCTATATAAATGTTTCAAGTAACCAGCTTGGTAGCTGTAGAAGTTTTTCTCTAATTGAGCAATCTCTGCAGATGTACCAGTAGCATAAGAAGCACGTTGTCTAATAATAGGATCAGCAACTAAATTACAAGCATCTGCTACAATAAAGTCAGCAGTTGTAGCTGGACCAGAATAAACAAAAGTTCTAAAAGACATTCTATCATATTCAAAAGGGAACGCTGCGATATCACAAGGTTGACCATATTTAGTTAATGGTTTTCCTGTAATACGTAATGTAGTTCCATCTATATTTTCAAATGTATAGAATGTAGAGAAAGAAATGTTGTCAGGGTTGTTTCCTGGAGCTTTCAAGTTTAATTGATAGATCAAGTCATTGATGATAGTGTTATCACTTACATCATCACATGGATTGTCATCACAATTACAACATGGAGCTTGGATAGTTACTGAACGAGTAAAACCATTGAAATACAATGTATCAATATAAGAAGAGTGAGCACGTAAAGTTAACGTGATAACTTCTCCACATTGTACAGTGAAATTAGTTACATCAGTAATTTGGTTTGCCGCAGTTGGACATCCTGTTACTTTGTACCATTCTGTTACATTAGAATTTTTTGTTGAAATTGTTTGAGCATTACCTGTTAATACAGTTGTTTGAACACCAATTTTGTCAGATCTTTTAGATCCTTGTAAATAAGTGTTTGTTCTACCTTGTGCTACGTAGAAATAAGGTTTATCAGCAATTGCATTACCTCCACTAGCAGTAGCTACAGAGTAATCGCTTCTAAAGATTCCCACAGTACCTGCAGTAAGGTCTTGTGTTGAGCCAGAGCTAGGGACAGCAGTTTGCCCTACTGGAACCACGAATAACGTGGTTAATGAAAAATCAGCCATTTTTATTTATTTTAAATGTTAATAAAGTTTATTCGTTTGTTTGTATTCTGAACTGAGCACTTTGTACTGCTGCAGCATTTTCAGTATACATTGCTAGATTTTGTACTGTTAAGTCTAACAATTCATCTTCTAAATATAATTCAAGTTCACAATCTTGATCAAATGATGGACTACCATCTAACATTATGTATCCTGTCTTATTTATATATTGAGGATATCTCATGTACATTATATTTATAGTTTTAGGAATGAACGTCCCATCTGTAAATATACTTATTTCATCAGAGGCAAGAAAGTTAAATGTTTCTTGGTATTCAAAACTTGGTTTGTAATGATCATTATTCAGAATAAACTGAAGATCACCATGTTTTGCAAGATCTCGATTAATCCAAATCTTTCTATCCTTACATCTTCCTTTATCAGCTAAAACATATGAATCTACATAGAACATATATTTTGGTTCTAATTGATGTATGTTAGTTTTCCACTGATGTATTTCTTTATCTGATTCTGTAAGTTCTAGTGGTTGATGATTATAATCCATTACTAATCTTTGCAGATCTTCATAACGCTTTTTAAAAGCATCCATTCCTAATCCACTAACTACACTAATACCATCTACCTTTTGCTTTATCAACTTGATCTGAGCTTCATTCAAAGCTAAGATTTTGTCTTCTAATTGAATCTGTTGGTGCTCATTAGTTGATAGCTTATTTAGTTTCTGATCGATCTTATATAATAAACTATCTACTGGTATCATATTCTTTTATATTTATAAAACTAGCCTCTTAAATAGAAGCTAGTTTTTTAGTTTTTAATTTGCCTTCTAATACTAATAACTCATCTTGGTTATCATCATCAGCAAGGAATTTAATTAAATCTTCTTCATCTTTAGCTATTTCAAACTCTCCTTCATAAACCTTACCATTAGGTTTGATTCTGTAGATAGAATGTGCAACAGCTTGTTTTACTAAATCTTTAATATGGAGTAAACTCTCTTTCATGTCAGCAAATCTATTGAACACTTCAACTGGATTTAATCCTGAATATTTACCATTCTTGAATTCAGTTTGTTTCAATACATTATCTACTAAGTTATACACCACTTCTTCTTTTGAATCTTCTGATACTGGAAGACCTAATAGTCTTGCAACTTTACGTTTTTTCTCAGGAGTCATAGAATCAAACTTAACAATTGCTTTGTTGATCAATTGTTTTTTCTTGAAGATCACTGCATTCTCAATCTCATCATCAACGACATAAAACTGTGTTTCTGCTGGATATTCTCCTCTTTCCCATGCTTGGTGAGAAGATGCAATAGTTGGATGTACTCTCAACCATGAAAAGGCTATTTCTTGGAAAGCATTTGATAAATCAAAATAGT